CTTGATGAAACCGCACAGAAACACGTTAAAGATTCATTAATCAAGAATGTATTAATTACAGCTTGGGATGAAAAAGACGATGAACTTGCAGCATTAGTCAAATCTAAAGTTAAGGCAGCACTCGACGAAACCAAGTAATGGACGTTGAGGGATACCAAGAGCGATTACGTCAACGAGTCGGGGAAGCTGAATATGAACGTCATAAAGAGCTTGTCCGTCTGTTGGCTCGCAATCTTGCTCTTGAAGACATACTTTGGGAAGAAATTCTTGTATGTATTCGGGATGTTAACGCTAGAACAGAGTTATTGCGACAAAGAAATACAATTGTTAAAGACATACATACTGAATTCAGAGCGTTGAATATAGAAGTACCAACGTTAGTGGAAAAGAACACAGAGAATTTTTCTAAAGTATTAGAGGGTTTATTTGATGAAGATACCGATAAAGAACGAACAAGAGAAACTGAACGCAGCGATTAGTGGTATAGCGGCTCATGATTCTCTTCAATTAGAAGAAATCTTCGAGAAATGTCGTAAAGACCCTTTAAAAATGACATTATTAGTTAGAGCTTTTTGTGAATCTTATTTAATTGATAGAAATAGAAGGCCACTTAAACTCAGACCTATGCAGGAAGACATAGTGGTAGAAGCTCTTACATATCCAGATGGAGATAGTGAAAAGCATCGTAAAGTTGCTATTCTGGCTCCACGGGGCTCAGGTAAATCCTTTGCTCTTTCGGTAGCTACAACTGTCTATATGTTTTTTAAAAGATTTAGAGATTTAGTGTTTATTTTGGCTCCATCTGAGGACCAAGCTTCACTTATCTTTAACTATGTTTATAGACACTTTGCTGATAATGCTTTTTTAAATGGCTTAGTAGACCATTACAGGTTTCATAATAAACCTAATATCACAATGAAGGGAGGAACGGTGCTACGTAGAGCTCCTATCGCAGCTTCAAATCAAGGTCAAGCTATTAGAGGACAACATCCTACTTTCTTAATTGTAGATGAGAGTCCATTAATAGATGATAAATTGTTTATAGATAATGTAGAGCCTTGTATTATATCTAATTCAGCACCTTTTATTAATTTAGGTACTCCCAAATCAAAAGAAAACCATATGTATCGTTACTTATACGACGAATCATATGCAGATAGTTTTTCACGAATGCACTACACATGGAAAGATGCAGTAAAGAGAGGAAGAGCGTATGACCCACCATATACAGAGGAAGATATGCTCACAAAGATGATGGAATGGGGTGAAGATTCAATATATTGGAGAACAGAATATGAGTGCGAGTTCGTCGAATCCGTCTCGAACATCTTCAATCCCGAAATACTACGAAGTACCTTCCAATCAGGATTACAATTCCTCGAAAGAGGAACGGGTCATGGTAACTGTACTGTGGGTGTGGATATTGGTAAATCCGTTAATAGCACTGTTATTAGTGTTTGGTCTACCGACAAATCCGATACCCAAAATGTTGCAAGTCTTATATATTTGGAAGAAATCAGTCCTAAGACAGGTGGACATGATATACCATTTCAACGTGAGCGTATCCTTGACATCTGTGTTAGTTATGGTGCTGATAAACTTATTATTGATGCTACTGGTATTGGTGGTGCGATTGAGCAAGAGATGAGGATAGGTTGTATGAATAATGGTATACATTTTGTACCGTTCATCTTTACAGGTGGACCAAGAGGTAGTAAAACCCAAGTATATCGTGATATGGTATCTTATTTACAAAAGGGACAAGTTATAGTGCCCGACCCTAAGAATTTACCAGCTAATCATGCAAAATTAGTCAATAAATGGTATAGAGAGCATGTAGATTTAGAATATACGATGGATGCATCTAACAAAACAGAAAAGATAGCTGCTCCATCAGGTAAACATGATGATTATTGTGATAGTACAGCTATTGCATTACATGCAGCCTTAGCAATGCTACCCGCTTCTGGTAGTTTTACAAGTGTTTCTGTGAATCCACAGAGGCGTGTAAATAAAACTAACGGTGGTTGGACAGGTTCAGGCGTTACGACCTCTAAAAGAGGTAATTCTGTGTTAAGAAAACACGCGCCCGGTGGTATTTGAGCGAAACCTTTATATACTATCACTGCGGTATAGGTATTGATAGCTATGCCTCTACGTGATTATTTGCCAAATATTTGGCGTAAAAGGGAATTCGCAACCGTAGGTACAAACCCACCTTTTAAAGACGGGGAACCTAGAAGTTTCGGAGCCGGCGTTATTAAACGCATTAAACTCCAAAATAATAGTAGAGGTGGATACGGATATGGTGGAGGTTCTAATAAAGAGCCACAAATTGGTGATAACAGAACGTATATGAATGTATACTTATCTGACCCGATTATAAAGACTCTGATAGACTTACCTTGTATGTATGCAGCGAAGGATGGTTACGACATTGTTACAGATAATGACGAAGAACGTGAAGCTATCACCTCTTTTTTCGATGAAATTAACTTAGAACAGATTATATATTCTTGGTTACGTAACGGTAGAATATTTGGGACAGGTTATTTAGAATATACTGGAGATAATCTAGTTTTAAGGTCTTCTCAAAATATGTATGTACAGCGTAATGAAAGAGGACAAATAAAGTATTATTATCAAGATATTGGAGACGATGCAGAAAATGTTAGATTTGAAGAACAAGAAATTATCGAATATAAGAATAATCCCTTTGACGATTATGCTTATGGCCTTAGCGACATACACCCTATTTTATATTTGGTTGACCTTAAAGATTATGCAGAACGAGACATTGGAGCGGCTCTTAACAAGTATGCCACTAGTAGGTTTGACATATCTGCTGGCTTACCTGATATGCCTTATGGACCTGATAAAATTAATGAAATCGTATCTGCCTTTAACACGTTAGAACCCGGTGAAGATATAATTCATGGTAGTGATATAACTATTAAAGAATTACAAGGTACACAACGGGCTTTTGAGTATGGTAAATATACTGATGACATCCTTAAGAAGATACATATATCTTTAAAGGTACCTATTACAATGTGGGAAAAGCCTGAACAAGCCAGACCTATATTTGAACCTTATGTTAAACATTTACAAGCCGCTGTAGAAGCGTCTTTAAATTCACAACTTATGCCTCAATTAGAATCAGGCAAAGCTAAATTTTCTTTCCGTCAGATAAACGTAGCAGACGCATTTGCTAAAGCTAAGACGGATATGATATATCTATCAGAAGGTGTTCTGTCACCTAGTGAAGTAAGATTAGAACGTGGACTGAATCCAGAAGGAATCGTAGAACAGCAGGATACTGCGGAGAATGCTAACCTATCTGGTGGTAAAGATGAGGATAAATCTGAAGAATCCGCACGTACAGAAAACAGAAATCTAACAGGAGACAGAGAAAAATGAGCGAAGAATACGAATATGAACAATGTATCGTAGCAACTATGCCAGCTCTTAAGAAGCGCGGTATAGAAGATTACGATAAGATGGCGGCAAATTTATGCCGCATGCGAGTAGAAGAAGGTACTGCCAGAGAGTTTGCGGTAGCAGAAACTGCCTCAGAAGCGTTAAAACGTACCTTTGCATTAGAATTAGAAGAACCTTTGAATGTGGGTAAAGAAACTATTGATTACCCTATCATTGCTATCACGTCAGGAGTACATGATGAGCAAGGAGACCAAAAGGTTTATATAGAACCTTCAATATTGAAGGACAATATAGAAAGTTTTAAAGAACTTCCTATTTACTTTAATCACCAACGAACCGACGACGACCTTATTGGTAAGGCTATCAATCCCGAAATCGTAGAGTTAGACGACGGCAAGACTGGTATTAAAATGTTAGCTAAAGTCTTTAAAGACGCAGCTAAAACAAATGAAGTGTTGGGAAAGTTGGGAAACGGCGATATGACACATGTAAGTATAGATTGGTTTTCTAAAGACCTTGATGTTTTAGGAGAGCCCTTTGCAACTGACATTCGTCCTATTGAGGTGAGTTTTATTGATAATGAAACTCGAACCCCAGTTTGTGAGGCATGTACAATTGAAAACGGAAAGGAATGTGATGAACACCGTGAATTCGGTGAAAAGGAATCTGATTGTGACTGTGGCGGTCATGATGAAGATTCATGTGCCTGTGATACACATGGGGACAACAGCGAGGTAATAACTATGGCTGAAGAAGAAGTAAAACAAACAGATGCTGAGAACATCACAGAGCGTGCATTCGCTTCTATGAAATCTCAGTTAGATGAAATGACTACATCTTACGAAGAATTAAATACCAAGCACGAGGAAGCACTTGCTTTAGTAGCAAAATTCGAAGATATGGAAGTTAAGAGAGAAGAGGAAGAACTCAAAGCTCAAAAACTTGCATTCGTAACCGCTATACTAGAGAAAGAAGCACTTCTTGGAAAACTCGAAGAGGACAACAAGGATGCTCGTGTGGAGGAACTTTCTTCATGGGATGGAGTTAAGCTAGAAGGATACAGTATCGCAATGGAGTCCATACCGGTACCAGAAGATTCAGAACGAACTTTTGGAAAGGGTAAGGCCCATGATGCTGAAGAAACGCCTGTAGAGGCAGAAGATACCCCACGCATGTTTGCGATGGAAAATGGCAAAATCAAATTTGCCGGGTACAAAAACTAAGGAAATAAATTATGGCAACAGAAATATTAGTAAATGATGGTGGAGCGCCAGCACGCATTTTACCATTCAAAGCAGGAGAAGCTATCGTAGCAGGAGAACCAGTACAGGTTCACACCGATGGGACAGTTATCGATACAACCGCTAATTTCATGATGACCGGTATAGCATTAACCGCTGCAGCAAGTGGTGCAATGTGTAACGTAATTACTGGTAGTGGAGTTATAGTAAGAGCATTGTGTGACCAAGACGCAAGTCCGGGAGACTACTTAGATGTAGCAGCTGGAAGTCTAGTAGGTACCGCAAATGCTAACACACACGACGATGCAGGGCATCACCCAGTAGGCGTTTGTCTAGAACAAGGCGACGGCTCAGGTGGCTCACAATTGTTAAAGGTATTACTTAAATAAGGAGAAATAAAATATGGTAACAGCAAAAACAGGAATACTATCATCTGCATCCGCAGGTGACGGTACAACAAGCACAGCAGCACAACGTGTTATAGTAGATTTCAAAGACGCTCTTGTAGATTACAGGACAACCTCATTGGACGCTATCAGCATGTTTTGTGATACAATGCAGACAGAAACCGGTGGAGATATTGATATCACTATCGCAAAGCCAAGCATGGCTATGGAACAAATAGATGAAGGTTCAACACCAGCATACCAAAGTAATAATCTCAGAAATGAGCGTATTAGTGTTAAAGAATGGGGTATTGCAGTCGGTGTAACCCGTAGAATGATTGAAGATTCACGATTCAACGAAGTTGAGTTGGCTATGAATGAAGCAAGAAGAGCAGTAGACAGACATATCACTAAACATGTTATGTACTCACTTATGGGTGTAACTGATACTATAGTTCGACCTGAAGCAACAATCACTACAGCATCTGAAGATACAATTGAAGAGTTCGGAAATTTCCCAGCAGGGGCATTCTTTGG